GTCGGGCCCCCACACCGCTGTAGGCGGTGGGCGGCCTTCATTCCGCAGAGTTGCGGGGTGTGTGGGTGTTCTCCCAGCTGCAATAGGGACGCGCCTCACATTAGGCGCCGGCACAGGGCGCAACTCATGCGGGTCTGTCTTGCGTCCCAGCCGCTCATACTCCTCCTCCATGGCCGCTGCCCAGTCCACCCACTGGGGTCCCTCCCGGGACCCACTCGTGGACGGTCGATCGGCTGGCTCACGGAGGGATGCCGGCTTGAGAGGCATCCACAACTCCGCCGGATCACGCATCACTGCGCGAAGGAGGCCCTCCAAACTCGGAAGGGTCTCCACTGCCATGGGATTCTCCATAACAGCCCAGCGGAGCTTCGGGTCATCCCTGTTCCCGAACTTGCGTATGGTGTCCTCAATCAGCTCCTGAGCGGCGTCTCGGAACTCTTTAAAAGCCTCATCCAGGGCAAACATAGGCATGCCCAAGTTGAGAGCGATGGACCCAAGTCGCATCGCCTCCGTGACCTGTAGCTCGCCTTTGGCCGCCACCCACTTCAGTGCTGGAAAGGGAAGTTGCGCCATCATACGTGGCACATCACAACACACCCTCACCGTGCCATCACGCACATGGAAGTAGTAACCCACAAACAAGAAGGGGTTTTGCTCCAGTGCTTCCTTCACGGAGGATGCATAGCCTCTCCAATACTGCTCAAGCCGCACGTTGAAGCCCATCGCTTTGCCCGTAGACTCCACGACGGACCCAACGTTCTCGGAGGAGATATCCCCCCCCAACGCCTCGAGCATTCGAGCGATCATGACGTCCATGAGCACATCGTTCACCTTTGACTGCAATGGCATACCCGATGGGCCGGCGTGTTTCCATCGCCGAACCACCGAGCCTGTCGTAACCACGAGCCGCTCACGCGCATAGGCAAACCACAAATGGGCAGCCTTCTCGTCGATGAGTGCCAGCTCTTCACGCAGTTCCTCATGTACAGCCAAGGTTACCTGCCCATGCTGGGTCAGGTCGAAGTTGCTGCAATCCAACGCCAACATGACGATCTCCTCGTCCCTCTTGACCAGAACCCATGAATCGTCACCAACGTGCACGAAAGCATGGCCGTGCTGAACCAACTGGGACTCAAGCTCGTTGACCATCTCAGCCGCTCCACCCCGTACAAGGGTCACCCCCTGCCCAGAGTGGAACGATCCCAGCCCACTGCCCATGGCACCCGGGTACAAGTCGTCCCCGATGTGCTTGGCATTGAGCTCCATAACCTGAGTAGCCATTTGCATGTTGAGCATCATCTGGCGAGGGAAGGCGTTGTAGAACCGCATGCGGCCCTCCACCACCTTCTCCTGGGAGTAATAGTCAGCCTTGGCCTTCCCCCGGACCGCCACCAGCCAAGGGCGGTCCTTCTCCGCCTGCCGCAGCCACTCCCACACTGACGGGGCTTTCTGCAATTCGCCCCGCACAGTGAGGGCCAAACCCATGCACATGTTTGCCGCCCCCGGGGAATTCCATTTCCC